GCTTCCCCAACACCAGCAGCCAAGGCGGCTCTGTATTACAATCAACACATCGGCACCGAGCCGTGGCGCAAGGGCGATAGCGTGACGTGGACTTACGTTGCTGGATTCAAAGACGAGGTGCCCGACCATTTCACACTCAAGGGAGAGGAGCGCAAAGCCACCTACATCGCTTTCCGTGAAGAGGCTGAACTACGTCGCTATCACGTCGACTGGGAGAAGGTGCTTGACGTCATGGTCAAGTCGAAACTCAAGAACATCTATGACAGCCTCGGCTGGGATTTGAATGTCGCCGCAGGTGCGCCTGCGCCCACGAACTATTGGTGATTGAGATGGAGATGGGTGAGCAATTGCAGAAGTGGGTTGACGAAGGGGAAGTGCTCTTCATTGAGCATGAGCACCTTACACGCTACGGATTCAGAGACGGGAGTAGAAATGAAACATGGACCGTATGGAAGAACGACTTCGACGGTGTTCACCCTCGCTCTCAATGGCTCGTTGACTTGCTCGTTAGGGCGAGAGAGCAAATCACTGGGTTGGAATATCGTCGAGCGAAACGCCAGCGCCGTGAACGACTGGGCATACAGACAGGGTCATCTTTGAGAAAAGAAGGGAAGCAACGCGCTAAACTTGAGAGAGAGGTGCGAAAACTTCAGCGCAAAAAGGAAAGACTTCAGGAAGACCTTGCAGAATTGAGGCGAGGTAAAGAGAAGGCTCTGAACCGTCAATTTTCGTTCCATCATGAGTCGATGTCGAAGACAATTTTCAATCTCAGAGAGGAGTTGAGCACTCTTAAGATGAGGATGTGGACGAAGTATGGAATCAACGCCGCTGCGCTGATGATTGGGAGTGAAGAAGAATGAGCAGAATTGAAGACGAAGTGTGCGAGAAGATTCAGGGAAGAGCCAAGGTGGGCGAAGTCAAATACGGCGTCACCATGGAACGTGCGGACCTCACGCTACTTGAGTGGCTGCAACACCTGCAGGAAGAACTGATGGACGCTGCCGTCTACGTGCAGCGCTTGATGGAGGAGGTGAAAGAATGATGATGGAAGTCACCTACGCTGTCTCACGCACTGAGCGTGCGACCTTCACGGGCGAGTTCATGCCTATGGATGGACCGTTCGCAGGTTTCGCCTCATTCAAACTCGTGAAGGGCGGGACACGTATCGTGCCATATGAGTCCATCATCGAGATGAACTTGTCCGAGGACGTTCCCGACCATTTCCTACTGGACATGGACCTGTTCAAGCGAGGTAAGACTGTCTACACGAAGCGCAAGAACGTGGAGTATGACCGCTCAGACAACGAGCCGTCCATGGGCGGTGCGTTTCAGTGAGGTGGAATCCCAACCCCGAAGGGGGAAACAACGAGCGTGATTCTTACGAGCACAAAGACCTACTCAAGTCCTATGACAAGAGCACCTATGCGTGGCAACCTGACATGAAAGACACCATCTTGCGCGTGAGCAAATCAACGCTGGGCACATTCCACTGGTGCGCTCAGCAATATTTCATCGAGAAGGTGCTCGGCCACACGGGAGAGACGCGCGACTACCACGTTCGTGGGAGCAACGTTCACGACGCTGTGGAATATTGGTGGAAGACCATGACCCCAATCGTAGACACGGTCTACGAACTCATCCAATCAGGTGACAGAGAGACGGCTCTGACGATGTGCATTGAGGCACTACCCACCCCACCCGAGCCTTACATCTACGGTGAGCCTGAGCAGTTGCGCATTTACGTGACGTGGCAGTTTGAGCGACTATGCAATTGCGCAGAGGACGAAGTGCGCGACTGGTTCCCAGTGGGCAACGAGGCCGAGATTCATGCGTCTCGCACGGTCGTCGCGAGCGACGGCACAGAGGTTCCCATCCACATGAAGGGCTACATCGACCGTATGTTCCTTGATGACAGTCGCCAAGGGGTTGTCCTGATGGAACTGAAGACGGGTAAGTGGAAGCCGAACAAGGCATCAGACATGCGCGCTGAAATGCAGTTCTATCGCATGATGCTGGAGAACAGTCCGCACGGTGAGTTCCTCCCCATCACAGGATGGGGCTGGGCCTTCCCCGGCGGTGGCATCAACGGCGGCACTGGACCGCACTGGGACTATGAGTCGGTCAGTGGTCCGGGTGGGCGATATGCGCCCAAGACCGTTGAGAAGCGCCTCACTGCCTTGGTGGACGCCCACCTCAGTGGCGACTTCCTCCCAACCTCATCCGACTTTAAGTGCGGCTATTGCGACTACATGGAACTGTGCCCACGATGGAGGCCTGAACAATGAACAGAGATGAACTGAAGAAGAAGACAGCAGAGCGTTGTGAAGAACTGCGCCACGTGCTACAGAAGAAAATGCCCGAAGGTGTCGAAGTGGTTGTGGGTCACAGCCTGCTGCATGACGAACTGGCGCAAGTCACCGTTCACAAGCAGATGCGACTGACTGACTACGTCGAACTCGGCGTAGACGAAGATGCAGGCACCCGTCGTTGGACCATCCACGTTGTCGCTCATACCCCGCAACTGCTGCATGAAACTGAAGCCTACCTCGTCTTCAACGAGGCCAGCCGCAAAATCAAGCGCATCTTGGAGTGAGCCACATGGCTTTCGTTCCGCTCGACTTCCCTCGCGAAGTGCTGGAGATTGGGTCGGATGGAAAGCAGGGCGGTCGCTACATCGTGCGCTCGTGGACTGAACTGGAGCGCTACTGGCGTGGGAAGAATGGAAGCGGCAACGCCTACTTCACAGCCTACGGTTATAGAGCAACACAGGCCCCACGACATCATCGTGTTGACTATGACACACCGGTCATTCATCACTTCATCTTGGACTTTGACTGCAAGGATTTCAAGCAGCGAGGAGCCGAGGTCGAGTTCGACTACATGCAGAAGCAGGTCCGCCGGCTACACGCTTATCTGCTTGAGCAAGACCTGCAACACTACGTGTGGTTCAGCGGTGGTGGCTTCCACGTATGGGTGCCCCTGAGTCAGACCTACATGCCCACCTCAGCGTCGGACGTGCGCCGCATCAAGGAGGGTGGGCGACTGTTGATGAGGGAGTGGCACAACAAACTGGAACTTGGCTGCAGCGACCCAGCCGTCGCCTTCGACACCAGTGGCATGATTCGCATTCCGAACTCATATAACGCGAGGCGAGCGTGCTGGAGCATTCCGCTTAGCAGCGAGGAAATCATGACGTGCGACTACGACGACTTGGACGACCTCGCCCAAGACCCACGCCCCGGCTACATCGAGCACGGCTCAACAAGAGTCAGCATCACATTACCCGAACGTCGCAACAATTTCAAGGCCAACGTCGAGAAGGTAGAGGACTTACCTGACGTGACGCTGGACGACATCATCGTGCTCCCGTGTCTCTCACCTGCACTCGGCATGGGCAACCCAACGCATCGGCAACGGTTGCACCTTGTGTCCTACCTTGCTGCACGTTTGCGCTGGTTCTTCCGCCCCGAGGCCGTCACAAATGAGGACAGGCAGAAGCACATTGACGAGATATGTAGCATTATCGAGCGTCAGGGGTGGGTCGATTATGACGCCCACACGACACGAGTTCAAGTCGAGAGCATCATATACGGTGGCCCTAACAAGACAGGTCTGAGCGCACCCCGTTGCTCGACCATCGAGAACGACGGGATGTGCGTCGGCAAGTGTCGTTATCACGACGGCACCATTGTGGAGGCATGACCGTGGCAAAAATACCGAGGAAGACGAAGAACAAGCGACTGCGACGCTGGGTTGTGTGCATTTTGGGCGAGGCGCCCGACGCGATGAGCCATGATGAAATCCTGCGAGTCGTGAACAACACAACCAAACACGGCATGACCAGCCCGCAGTTGTCGAACATCTTGAGCAAAGACGAGGCGTTCGAGCAGGTAGGTCAAAGCACCACGACCGACATCATGGGCGGTCGCTACACGACACTCACTTACGTGCTGAGTCCAACAGGAGAGGAACTGTTCTCAGCCGTTCAGGAAGGGCGCTACGACACGAGCAAAGAGCGCATCAAGGAGAGGAATGACAATGCCGAAGGTCAAATGTGAACTCTGCAACGCTCGGAGGATTCGCAAGCCCTGCTACACGGGGCCGTTTTTCTGTCAATCGTGCCGGTCTTTGGGACCACCTGAAGACTGGCGTTGCTCGGCCACTACGCGCAGCGGTAAGCGCTGCGGTCAATGGGCAGACTTGTGCCCATATCACAGGAGGGAAGTCGTTGCCAAAACCTGACCTCATCATTGACAGCAACGAGCGTGGCCCTCTGTGCGACGCTGTGGAGCGTAAGGCGAACAAAGCCGGTCTTGCCGTTGTCAGACAGCGACTGGTGGTAGGGGACTACCTGCTGGGCCGGTCTTGTGTCGAAGCCAAGAGCATCACCGACCTGTTCCAGTCCAGTCACAGTGGGCACCTATGGCGTCAGTTGGAGAACATGGATGCAAATCACGAACGCTTCTTCCTGCTCATCCACGGAGGCATTGACAAATACTTGGCCATGGCCAAGAACAAGAACCCCCGCAAGCGTTTGACCTACAGTCGCATTCAAAGCGAACTGACCGGCACGATTGCGCGAATTATGGCAGACTTTGACTGTCAGGTGTTCTACACTGCCAACGTCAGCGAGGCGTCCCTATTCGTCGTGAAACTTCACGACAAACTGCACAAGCCTGCGAGCGCACATGGCGCACGCGCCATCCGCCGTGTTTCAACCAACGACGTTCGCAAGGACGTTCTGCTCGCCATGCCCGGTATCGGGCCTGACTTGGCCGACCGCTTATTGGACAAGTGCGGTAGCATCGAAGAGATGCTGCATCCAGCCTCACTGAAGCAGGTCAAGGGACTTGGTGACAAGAAGAGGGCTATGATAATAGAGGTCCTCAGCAGCGAAGAGGAAGTTCGACTACAGCAAACAGTCAGGAGAGGAAGAACATGAGAAAGGCAGAAGGCTACGACATCGTGCAGAACAACGACTTCATGCGGGGCTACATTGAGCAGTTCAGCAAAGTCAGCATTGACAACGACATTCCAGCGATGCTGTCGTTCTTTTTCATCCAAGGGCAGATTGCTGCTCCATACCTACGCATCTACTGGGATGAGACACACCTCGACCCTCGTGTTCACATGTTTTGGATTCAACCATCGAGGACTGGCAAGTCCATCGCATGGGAGTTCATCGGTGACGTGATGGATGACGTCGGCTTGGAGACGGTCGCTTACACCACAGGTTCTGACGCTGGGCTTGTGGGCGGCACGGCTACAGAAACCATCGTCAACGACGATGGCAAGAAGGAGCAAATCACAGTCGAAACGGAGGGCATGCTCGGTGGTCAGAAGGCGTTGAACTTTGACGAGGGGTCCATCATCCTTAACCCCGGTAAGCACAGTCAGGAGACGGTGCTCTACCTGCAGTCAGCGTGCAACCCAATCGGAAGCAACAGCAACAAACTGGTGAAGCACCTGAGCGGTCGCACCATCGAGACAGAGTCGCTGGCGTCCATGTGGATTACGACGTTCCCGCCCAAGGGCGTGAAGGAATACGTGCTGACCAAGGGTATCTTCCAGCGTGTGCTGCTTTACTGGGCACACTGGGACACAGACCGTCGCAAGAAGGTGAGTCGCCGCCGTGTGCGTAGGGCGTTCACCAAGCCGAAGCCAAGCGAGGTTTCCTATGACGACATCGTGACGTATTTCACCGACTTGGAGAAGCGGCTACGCGACCGTGTGCTGAACCTCTCCGAGACGACGTTCACCGAGTGGGACGAGATGGACCGCGAGGACCAAGAGGACATTCTGCAGGACATCATGTTCGACATGTTCAGCGCCGACGACTCGTTCTACGCAGCCGCAGATGATGCGATTGACGACTATTACAGCCTGCTCGACAACCTCGACTTCACCATTTCTGACGTGGTCGCGTCCTTCGTGCCCGCGATGGAGAACTACACCGTCATCCTCGCCACACATATGGCGCTCATGGACAACACATGGACGGTGACGGGTAGGCACGTCGACATGGCCAAGGACATTCTGTATGACCTGTTCAAGAACCTGATTCAGTGGTTGGAGGGTGAGGTCGAAGTCGGTGCCAAGAAGGCTGAGAAGGCTGCCAACTGGAAGGACTGGCTGGATGTCTACAACGCCACCGCTCCCGTCGAACTGGACAAGCGAGGCGAGGGCTGGCGCAAGAAGGCGGCCATGTTGGACCTCTTCATGGTCAATCAACATGTCACAAAACCAACAGCCTTCAAGAAGTTCAACGATTGGGCAGCACATCAGTTTGATGTCGCCAAGGACGGGCGGCAGGTCTATCTACGTCTGAAAGAGGAGGCAGTCGCATGAGTGGCATTATGGCTCTCGACATCGAGACTGGGAACTACTCCTACGAGATTGGCGGGTGGGACAAACACTCGCTGTTTGAGCCGACTGTGGTGGCGACGTGGGACGGTCAATCGGGCAACGTCTTCAGCAAGCAAGACATCGACATGGCTGCGGCTACGGTGCACGAACTGCACCCTCGCACGCTTGGCGACCACTTGCAGAAGCACCTCGATGAAGGTGGGAAGGTGCTCGGACACAACATTCGCAAGTTCGACTTACCTGTCCTGAGCGCGGCGTTGGATTGCTGGACAGCAGGCGACCTCATCGGTAAGGCCGACAGCGTCATCGACACGAAACTGCTCGTCTCCAAGGCGACAGGTGGGAACGATGTTGCGACCAGCCTTGAGATGCTGTGCCGCAACACGCTTGACGTGGGTAAGAGCATGACAAGCGCTGACGCGCCCGAAGCATGGCGTGCGGGACGCTACCTTGAGGTGGCCGAATATTGTCTCAAAGACGCTCAATTGACCTATGACCTCTACCGTCACGGGCAAGAGCACGGGATTGTCAAGAGCCGTTCATTGGAGGATGGCTCTCTGATTGAAATTGAGGTGGACTGGGAATGACAGAGAACACGAATCACAAGGCACAGCGACTGAACATCGAGGCAGCGAAGCGCGTTGTCGCGACCGTGAAGACCACGCTTGGTCCGATGGGTATGGACAAGATGATGGTTGACGGTGGCGGCAACGTCATCGTCACGAACGACGGTGCGACCATTCTACGCGAACTCGATAGCGCTCACCCGGCTGCGAAGATGCTGGTTGAAGTAGCCAAGGTGCAGGAGACGAACTGCTACGACGGCACGACCAGCAGTGTGGTGCTCGCAGGACAGTTGCTCAGCAACGCAGAGACGCTTTTCGACAAGGGCCTACACCCCAACATCATCGGACGTGGCTACAGCGACGCACTGCGCATGGTGTTGGAGGAACTTCCTGAATTGGAGACGCTCCCCGACGTTTCCGGCAAAGGTAGCAAACGCACTGACTCTCCCCGACTTACGGACATCGCAAGCACGGCGATTACGGGCAAGTCGTTGGAGGCTGCTACAGACGCTGTGGCTGAACTCTGCGTCAAGACGATTGAAGCCGTTGGTGATGTCAAGGACGTGCGCGTGCTGGCCGCTCCCGGTGGCTCACTGCAAGACTCCTATCTGTTTGAGGGCGTCGTCATCAACAAAGACGTGGTCACTACTGACGGTCAATTCACGGACACCGAATCGCTGTCCGCTCTGCTCATCAACAGCGGGTTGGAAGAGCAGAAGCAAGACGGAAACGTGCAGGTGCAGGTCGATGCTACGTCATACGGCGCGGTGAAGAATGCAGGCCGCGAGCATTTGCTGGAGGCCGCGCAGCGCATCGAAGCAGCGCAGCCCAACATCGTGTTCGTGCGCGACGGTGTGCACGACACGGTCGTGCAATACCTGCGAAAGCGCAACATCTTCGTCGTCAGGCGCGTGCCTGAGAGCACCATGAAGCGCCTCGGAAATGAGTTCGGCTCCAAGCCCTACCATATGGCCGAGGACGGTATGGACGTTAGCAGAGCGGTCGTTGACCGCCGCCGGTATAACGACGTGGACTACCTCTTCGTGGCCAGCGACATCGCCTCCAGTGAGGCCACACTCGTGCTGTTTGGTGCGACACAGTCCACACTTGATGAGGTGCAACGTGGCTTCGATGATGCCCTCGGTGTCGTCTCGCTCATTCATAACGGCGACAGGCTCTGCTACGGCGGCGGCACCGCCTACCTTGAACTGGCTTCTCGTCTACGCTCCCGTGCATCGGAGGTCGGTGGGCGAGGACAGATGGCGATTGACGCTTTCGCTGACGCGCTGGAAATCATTCCCAGCACCATCGCTGAGAACGCCGGACACTCAGGTTTGGACACTGTTCTCGCCATGCGTCACGAAGGCTATGGCTACGGTCCTGACGTGCACAACGGCGGTATCGTTCACATGGCTAAGTGGCGCGTCTACGAGCCTGAAACGCTCGTCCGCAGCGCTATCACGACCGCAACAGAGGTCACGACCGCTATGCTGCGCATTGACGACATCATCGGTCGCAAGGAAGGTTGAGCCTCTATGGGTCGACTCCTCGACCGTATGAAGGTCGTCTGCCGCCAGTGCGGACATCGTCACATTCCTCGTCGCATCAACGGTCGTTTCCTTGATGCTGACAAGGAGCGCATCTCGATTTGGCAGTGTAGGGAGTGCAGTCACTTGTGGGTGGACAGCGTTTTCAAGCGCTCAAAGAGGAGCAAGGGAAAAGCCAGCACCAACAAGATAACCAACACAACGCCAGCCAAGAAGCGGTTGTGAATCAAGAGAGCAACCCCGTCCTTTACCTCATGGTGGGATTTGCGCTGGTGCGCCCGGAAGAGCCACAACAAATGCCGCAATCCTTTCGATGGCCTGTTGGATTGTCGTGGGGGCGGGCGCTACCCAACTCGCAGCAGAGGTTGTGGGCGTGAAGGTGTCGGTTTGCGCACCACCGGGGGCGAGATAGGCTAAGTCAGCAAGATTACTCGCAGCCGCCAAGTCACCGTTAGCATTCGCGACAAGAACAGCGTTCGTTACCGTTGTTTGCCTGATGGTTCCCACGACGTGGAGAGGAGCCTGTGGCCCGCCACTCCCGATGCCCAACCTTCCGTTTGAGTCGAGGGTCATCGCAACTTGAGGAACGCTTGAAGCGCCGGGGTTGCCAGCCGTTACCGCGAACCCGATTGCCATAGCACCCTTAGTGTCGGTGGTGTAGGACTCTCGTGCAATAGGCACAATCGCCGCCAAAAACTTCGGGTTTTCCGTAGTGAAAGCACTGTCCGTGGACATGAACTTGATGGGGACACCAAACTTCGACGTGGTGTTCATTCCCGCAGCAGACAATTCAAGTCCACCCATTGTGCGGGTGAGGGCGTTATCACCAGCAGACGTGTCTTTGACTCTGATAACGTGATTTGACCCCTCAACATGCAAGGCAGTAGCGGGTGAAGCAGTTCCGATGCCAACTCGGTCGTTGGCAGCGTCAACGTGTAAGGTAGTTCCGTCAACGGTCAAGTCCTTGCCTGCGGCAATAGTAACATCGCCCGTCAAAGCCAATGTTGCTTCTCCTTCAACGGCAGCGATGGCGTCTGCATCTGCGTATGCGGTCGCGTTTGCAGCAATAGCGTTCAACTTGCTATGGTCGGCGTCGGTGAAGACATTGGAATCTGTGGCTGCTTCGACCGCAGCCCGAATCTCGTCGTTTGTTTGGTCTGCCGTTGCAGCCGCTTCGATGCCTTCCAATTTAGAGTAGTGGGCAGAACTCATTGAACCTGCGTCAGTTGCCGATGCTGGGCTGATACCGATTGTGCCCGACCCCGTAATGGTGCCGCCCGTGATGGGTGCCGTCGTAGCGACACTCGTGACTGTGCCTGCGTTTGCAGTCGCCCCGTCAGCGATGTTGAGAAGCGACTGCACTCCGCCCTTCGTGATGCCTGTAGCGAACGCAGGCGTGCCGCTGTTGTCCTCGATTGCTGGCGCTGCTGTCGCCGTAGCGGAAGTCGCGATGCCGCTCAATTTGCTACGCTCGGAACCAGTGATGATGGCACCGGAGCCAACGCTGCTCACGTCGCTCAGTTCAGTGACGCTGTCCGTGGCACGGATGACGTTAGCCGAACCCTGCTTCAATCGGTTACTCGCCGTGCTGTCGAGCCACAACGTGTTAGCATCCACAACACTCCCATCAGCAGCAGCAGGGTTGCTGGACTGTGGGGTGATTTCAAGCCCAGTTGGGTCAATCAAACCACTAACCGTCAACTTGCCGTTAACGATGAGTTCGTTAGCCGCAGTGTCGTATGAGAGCGTCGTGTCACTTGTGAAGCCACCCGCGCCGTCGGACAGTTGCACAATGCCACTGGCTCCGCTGGAGGCTGGGCTGATGGTGCCACTCACCATGACCTTCTTCCAGTTCGCACCGTCATAGACGAACATGGTGGCTTCAGTCGCAACCACGCTGGAGTTCAAACCAGTCGAGTCGAAGGTGACGGTGCTACCGCTGGGCACAGACACGAAGACCGTATGTCCCGGTGGGAACGTGCCACTGGGGTTCAGGTTGATGGTCGTGGTCGGCGTCAACACAAAGACTTGGTCGCTGTCGAACGTGAACGTCAGGTTGCCGCTTGGGCTGCTGACGTTGATGTTCGTCGGCCCAAGCAGGTGAGTGTGGCGGTTGCTGCTGTCCTTGCGAGTGTAATACAGCATTGACTCGTTGTCGCTGTTGAACGACTGCCAAATCACGCCCGTATCACCCAAGTCACCCGATTCGCCTGTGTGAGCACCGGCAAGCGCTGTGTGGCTGTTGATACCCGTCGTAGTGCCGACGTTGCCCTTGGTCACGGGCGAGAAGAAGAGAGGTGTTGGGCGTAGGAATACACGCTTGTCGTTGAACTCAGAGAGGGTTTGGATGCCCGGACCAACGGTCGAGCCTCCTGAGTTGGTCGCACGCACCGTCCCCAACACGAACGACTGCTGGTTCTGCGTTCCTTTGCCATCCGTCAGGTATGCAGCCGAAGTGCCCGTGACAGACGGGTATGCGCCTACAGCGGTTGTGATGATGTTGGATTGAGTGAACTTCACACCGGCAGCAGTCGCGATGATGATGAACAGACACTCCTGTCCACTGGTCAGGCTGGTGGTTGAGCCACCGCTTAGGTGGTCGCCCGTAGAGCCGAGCGTGATGGTGATATCAGAGCCTCCGCCGAAGTCATACAGGATGCCGTCAATGATGGCCTCAAAGGCCTTGACTGTCACCTTTGAAGCATTGGCACCTTGACTGATGGCTCCGGGCAAAGACGCAGGTGTGTTGCGGTTCGCACCAGTGTAGGCCGTGTCATATGGCGACAGAATACCGTTGCCATGCAGACCCTCGTAGATGTTCGTCAGCGAGGGCGAGATGATATGCTCACCGTCGGTAAGCCCCTCGTTACTGCCCTTTGTGTGTCCTGAGATTGGGTTTGCCATGTCACTTCACCTCGATGATGACTTGAATCCGCATTTCGTTGCCGGTCGTTTTGAAGATTGGAGCGATAGTGTGGCGAGCGATTGGGATGGGGTTGGTGCCGCGCAGTTGAACGAAGACTTCCTTCAGCGTGTCCGTGAATGACTCGGTCGCTGGTATGAAGCCTTCGACAAGAATAGTGCTGTCGCTGGTGATACGCACTGTGGGTGTGATGACGATGGCAGGTCGCCCCGCAGCCCCGTCCTGACTGGTTGACGGTGTGCCATCAAAGCCGATGACCATTTCATCAATGTTGGACTCAATGGTTTCAAGCAGCATACGCTTCAGTCGGTCGCTCACTGGCATCAGTTTTCACCTCTCAACACAATGGCCTGCGTCTTGCTACCACCAATGGTCTGCGATGACGACGTGCCACCGATGATGCCACGACCCATAGCACGCCCCACAAGCATACCTGAATCGCCATGCCCCCTAAGCGTGACGATGGCAATGGAGCGAATTTTGACATCTCCGAACAGTGACAGCACATGTTCGCGGACCTGCTCCTGCGTCTCAGGCTCAAGGTCGACGTTCCCTATACCCTCACTGATGCCCTGCAGCACACCCTCGATACCGATGTCCACATTGAGGAAAACGAGGTCAGATTCGTTGGAACTCAGGCGGTGCCTCACTTCAGTCAACACACGTTTGACGTTCTCATATTCGATGACGCTACCGGGTCGCAAATCGAATGCGTCAGGATGGCCTGCACTGGTCTTCTTGCCAGCGCTCAGGTTGTTGGCCTTGAGCACCGCACGCGCGACACGACGGGCGCCCTCGTTGCTGCTAACGGTGAAGTCCTCGATGCGCTGCGGTTCTTCGATGATGTTGGCTCCACGCCCGCTTTCTCGCTCTGAGTCTCGCACTTTGGCAAAGGCTCTCTCGTTCACAGCCAAAGGAATACCGACAACCGCTACAGCAGTGACGCTTTCGTCGGTTGGGTCAGTGTTGGCTCCGCCTGAGCGCAAACTGGCCTCAACGATGCGACCGGGTCCACCGTAAGTGAACGGCGCATAGATGAGGTTGCCGAAGCGGTCGAACAAAGCAACGCGGTTGTCGTGCCGACCGAGGAAACGCAACGCAGTGAGCAGGTTCACGGCTTTGAAGTTCTTCGCAACGAAGGTCGTGCTGTGACGACGGCGCGCGTTACCTGACTGAGCAGTGCGGGGACCGGTCAGGTTGACCGACGTGAGCGAGTCAATGTCCTGCCCAAGTCGCATTGCCATGTCCGTAGTTCTTAAGCCAGCATCGCACGGGAAAGCGACGTGTCCTGTGTCGCCTTCAAAGCCAAGTTCGCTCAACGTCATGCCGCGCTTGTTTCGCACCGACATGCGTAGACCGTCGGTGGTGCTGAGCGTAGAGCCGAGGCGTAGGCGTTGCGATGGGTTTTCACTGCTGTAGAGCATGGGTGCTGTGTCGTCATATCGTGCAGTGGTCGTCGAGTGACCCGGTGCACCAGTGTGCGTGAGCGTAATCTCGTCCTGTCCCTCTTCGATGGTGAAGGTGCGCTCTGTCGCAATAGGGTAGTTTGCAGCCTTACGCTGCCGCACCGTGACCTTGGTTTTGTCAACGCCTTGAGCAGTGAACTCACCGAGGTGTAGGGCGTTGTCGACAAACACCGGCTTGCGCACTTGCTTCATCACAGCGTTATAGTCGCTGGACCTGCGCTTGCTGCCAAGGTAAGCCATCACTTCACCCCAAGCGGTGGTGCGTTTTAGCAGTGCGCCTCTGTTATCTGCGGCTGTGGATGCTTCATGGTAAAGGCAAGAGCCGCTGCACTCCTCAATGCCCGACTGTCAAGACCAGTCTCAAGACCCCAAGCGTGAAGATGACGAGCCAATGATTCAGTGGCGATGTTTGCCCCACCTCCCCTTGCGAATGGGCATCCTCCCAGCCCACCGATACTGGCGTCAAACTCGCTGATACCTGCGAGAATCCCCGCACGCACGAGCGTGAGCGGCTTACCCTCATCACCACGATGATGCAGATGCAAGGCGGGACGCATACCGTAGTCTTGCGCTAAGCGCGACATTTCCCAAACGTCGTTGGCTGTGCCCACGCCGACGGTGTCTGCGAACACGATGGTGTCACCGAACATTTTGGCATCGCTGATGCAGCGACGCAGCGTGCGAGCATCAAACACGCCGCTGTCAGGACTGCCGAACGCCATGGATAGGTAGACACGCACCTTGTCCTTCGGAACGTCTTGCATAAACGTCCGATAGTTCAACACCAATTCGTCATACCTGCGACCCATGTTGTTGATGCAGAACGACTCACAAGGCGAAAGCACGATGTTGATGCGCTCAACACCCGCAGCGACGGCTCGCTCATGACCCCGCTTGTTGAGCACAAGGGCATCGCCCTTACCGCTGTAGACGTCCTCTGCATTAGCCATCTGCGGTAGCAATTTGGGGTGGACAAAAGACACCTCTTCGACGTGCTGCAAGCCTGCGTTATAGAGCGATGAAATGAGTTGCCGCCGCTGTTCAACAGGCACGACATGTGGCAGCGACTGTAGCCCATCACGAGGTCCGACTTCGTAGATGGTCACGCGCATGGTCACATCACATCAGGTGTAGATTTAACACCTACGAAGCGAGGGTTTGTTTCATACTCCATTCGAGGCATCGGTGGTTGGCTTATTCCGGGCAACAGACCCAAATCCAATGTTTCGTCCAGCGAGACGCCGCCCTGCCGTAGCGCCTGCTCCCCCTGCTGTTGCCGGCTAAACCATCTGTCCATGCGCTCTCTCAAATCGCGCTCAGCCTGTTTCCTACGCTCAGTTCGATTTGTGGCCGCCCACGTAGACGGTGATACGCCGATTGGTCGTCTCGGGGCAAACAACTGCGTTTGTTGCGATTTCTCCGACTCGGGGTGCTCATGATAAGGCGGACGCTCTCTGTGTTGCACAAAGAGCGGGAATTGGCTGCGTGTTGGGCCGCTCAGGTCGCCCCAGTTTTCAGGTGAGGATGGGATGATTCGTTCATAGAGCAAAACGTCATCTGTGCTTACATCTGAAGGGTCATATTCTCCTTCATCATAGTGTTCGACATCTCCGTCGCCGCGAAACATTCTCGCTTCAACGGTCATGTCAGGAGGGAGTGTTCGCTGCAACTTGGTGTGGAACGGATGCGACATCGAGTTGCGGTCATTTGAGCGAACATTGAGTCCGTGACGAATCAAACCTTCCATCAAATTGCGGTAGTGGCCTCTACGCATGGGACCAAACGTTTGACCGCTAAAGCCCCGAATCGCTTCTTGATGTCCGCGTCCCGGTTGCCTATACCCACCATCATCAATAACAGACAGCGTTTTTCCATCATCGTCCACCAGTCTGAAACTCCTAATGTATTGGTCAGGATTCCAAGCATGCCTCACACCGTCATGGTCACGGGGGCTGAGTGTTTTCGGGGTTCTGCGCTCCACAATGGCGACGGGTCTGCGCGTGTTTTCCACTGGTTGAGCGGTGGGCACTCTTGTGGCGTTTTCAGCATACATGGAGGACCGCATGGCTTGTGCGATTTTCCCCCTGTGGTCGGTAGGTCCTCGCGAACTCTGAGCGTTAGGAGGTCGGTTGTCAAACCACCACGCGTTAGGATTTTCCCCACTCGCAAATGTTCTCAGATTGAAATTGTCGTCAGCCGGTTGCACACCAAACAAATCATTGAGCGTTAATTGCTGGCCCTCACGCATTTGGAACCCCGGCCGCATGGTAGAGGCAATTTGCCCCTGCAACCACTGCTGATATTCAGCATCGGTCATGGGTTCTTGACTCATGATGCGTCACCGCTGTGGTCTGATGCACCGTAGTCCACATCTCCTTTATGCCCCTTGCTGTGCAACGATTGACTGAACCGAGGCTTGACTGAGAAGTCCTTCTTGGAAAGGCTGCGACGAGGTGCGTCGCTACGGAAGTGCTGTAGCGTGTTCTCACTGACAACGAGTCGTGTGACCACGCTCTTGAGCGAGTCGCTGTCAAAACCAGCGACAGCAGTGCCCGGTAGTTTCGGACCCTTGGAGACAGGCACCGTGTCGCTACTACTCTCCATCAAGTAGACCGGGTGATACGGAGCGTCACCGTCAGGCATGGTCGTGCGCACGTAGTTCGTTGATGTCGCGTCCGTCGCCTCATACGTGAACAGACCATATTTTCCACCCGCAGTCGCGCCGTAAGCCGTGCCGCCGTCTTGAGGTGTCGAGCCGCCGAGATTACGTGGACTACGGAAGACAGCAACGTGTTGGTTGTCAAGCAGTCGAACTGGGCGCAGCATGAACGTGACCTTGGTGGCTGTCAGGTTGTGCGGAGCAGACGTCGCAGTTGTGGTTTGGAACGGGTTGCTGGTGCTACCGGAGCCTGAGCGTCCCCATCCTGTGTCATCAAACGGCGCAGCGAAAGAGCGCGACTCAAGGACATAGGTGCCGCCACTTGGTTTGATGTTGCTTGTGTGCGTAAATCGCATGACACCACCATGCGGTTGACCAGCGAAGGACAGAGCCGTCAGGTCATAGTCGCCAAGCGTCTGTGAGCCAGCCTGCATACCGCCTTCAAGCACAATTCGCTGCCCCACGCCGAGGTCAGTGTGTAGGCTGTGGGCTTCGCTGTTAATGGCGACCATGTCTGTCGAAACACCGTTGAACAGCGATTCAGTCGTCTCACCGTCAATACCGATGCGAGGAGATGAGCGCGACACCGCATCCTTGTGGACGCTGGTGCCAGTGACGCTTTCGACTCGGTCGCTGACGACGGCATCGGGTTTCAGCAAACCATCCTCGTCAACACCAAGACGACGGCTGATGCCGCGCTTGATTTCGTCAGGTTGCACCACGCTGTCAAGCGGACGGATGAGTCCTTGACCAAAGGCAGGCTCAGCAGTGTTACCTGACAAGACAACACCTGACGCTTGATACACGTCGCTGATTTCGACCAGCACGTCTTCGTTAAACTGCGTTGGATAACGGACACCACGACCACCACCCATATCACCCACGCGTAGTGCGTTGGTGGGAGCGAAAACGTCAACCAGCGTTGTTGTGCTTTTGTTGTTGGTGTTGTTGACTCGACCGCCAAAGCGAGGCACGACGGCGGTAGGACTGCTCAGCACGTCACCGCTGCTGTCAGCAATACCCTTGAGGTTGACAATCGGTTTGCCGTTGTTATAGAGCCGAGCGTAGGGCGTGCGGCCGTTGGTGCGGTCATACTCATACGCATCACCCGCGTCCCATGCTGGGCGAATACCAAAGCCTCGCACCGGGGCACGTCGAATGTCTTCACCACGCGTGTTGCCCCACCAGTCAACGAGGTAATACCCGACAGCAGCATCAATCGTGGAGATGCCCAAACCGGCACTGTCACCCCACCAATCGCGCGGAGCGCCGCTACCGTTGCGAATGGTGCGCACAGGGCAACCGAATGAGCGAGTCATGCGGCGACCGTCACTGTAGCGAACCTGCCACTCAGCCTTGTCGGGACCGAGCATGGCACTGAAGTTGGTCTGTCGCTCCATGATACCGGCGTATGTCGGCTTCAGCGTTTGGTCGCTGTTGCTTCCACCCTTCGCAATCAACGTCTGAGTCTCATACGCGACCAATGGTCCAGTGCCATTACCCACAGCATAATTGGCGTTGGCTGGTGAGCCACTGAACAGGCCCTCCTCACGATGTGCACGCATACCGTAGAAGCCCCACTGCGGTCGATTCCACGGTTGGCGTAGGCCAAAGCGATAGCCAAACGGATAGGTGCGAGACGCAACCAACGAGCCGTCACTCAAGCCGCTTGAAACAGAATATGAGCCGCTGTCGTCATCATCGACCCAGTGCTTACCGCCACCGGATGAATATTGGCGAGGCACATGCCACCCGGCAGCCCAAGCCGCATAGCCGTCGAGTCGGCTGACCAGCGGCCCACCTCGACTACCGCACGGCCAGTAATGAGTCAGCATCGTTGAAGTGCCACCCTGAGCCTGATAACCGGTCATGGCGTGAATGTTGGCCGCCGTGTCAACCGAACCATCTGCACCGACGTAGACGGTCGTTGAAGCAGCGGGGGTGTAGAGGATGTCACCGGTCAACGTGACGTCGGTGGTTGAAACAGATGCAACCGTTCCAATGACTCGCCCATCGGTGAACAGCACCTTACCGACCAAACCGTCGCCTGAAACGTCTGCACCAAACACCAGTGTAGAGGGTGAACCGCTGACCGAACTGAAGGTGCCTGACAAGTGCTGCGCGGGTTTGGGCGTCTTGAAGTCAAGATGGAACGGGCCATGGCTTGCCGCGTAGTTCACCGCGTGGTAATGGACAGTCTCGAAGTGCTCGGGCATGCCGTTATACGCTGCTTTGTTGATAGCGCGGTCTGTTGTTGTGCCACCCCATGTCCTCGGACTGTCGGAATAGAACGTGTGAGGACGACCGAGGTTGTGGTGCCACATGCACAAGAACGCGTCAGCCGTATAGAGGCTGTTCGTGTCGCGTGAACCCGGCAACATTTGCGGCATGATGCGCGTCAACACACTGCTCTTGGAATGAGTGAACAGCGTGTCGGTCATGCGCTCACTGTAAGGTCGCGTCAACCGCAGAACCGTTCCGTCACCGGGTGAACTTGCACTGGTGACGAAGCGGTCAGGTTGGTTCATCGTCGCCGCATTCGCCGTCGTGCCGCTACGTTGAGTGTAGGTGATGAACTTGTCATTCCCACTTGCGTCAACGTAGTGCAGACGCTCCCCATAGGCTGGTTTGTTCGGGAAGAACGACGCATCGTCAACCTCGATGTAGCCCGAGCCGCTACCGGTAACGGTGCACTTAGGACTGAGTGAGACGTTAGCCATCACGTCAGAATAGATGTCGGGACTGATGGAGGGATAGCCAGCCAGCGTCAGTTGTGCTGCCACTGCGCCCGATGACGCTCGGCAGAACTGGTAGAAGTTGTCAATGCGATAAAGCGCCAAATGCCTGAAACCGGTAGACGAGGAGTCGTCAGGTGCCACTTTGTGGAAAATGCTCCACCACGGGATGTTTAGCGTGTGTCCGGGCGTGCTGTCCTCAAACATGCCCGGATGATACGGTTGAGTTCGACGTGTGAATGTCGGGGATTCGCTGCCCTGAACACCCAGTGGGTTATAGAGCAGCATCGGTGGGATGTTTGTGAAGTGACTACCGTGGTCGGGGTCGTGGTCGAGGATGACCTCATTCACGAAGATTTCACAACCTCTCACGTCAGCCAACGTCGCCTCGGCAAGAATTAGCGTTGCTCCACCAATGGGCGAGCCACCTCGCTCACTGTCATATTTGATACCGACCACGAGGTGAATCTGCTGGGCTGTGAGCGCACGCTTGCTACCGTTTGGCAAAGCGGTAGTCGTGCTGTTGTTGTGATGGAAACCAGCAATCTGTGTCTCGTGTAGATTGGGTTGAATGACAATCTGGTAGGCACCGACCTCAGCGGGGTCAGGGAAGTGACCGTCTTGCGTGTAGTTTCCACCAGCCTCCAACACAATCGAGTGACCTCCTAACTTGTTCATGTCCCCTGCCGTGCCCTTTGAGGCAAGAACACCGTAGCCGTCGAAGCGCACCTTCGTCTCAAACATCAAAGTGAAGGCACCACCGTGAATATCGCTGGGTCCGCTTGGTGTAGCGGTCAGGCTTCCAATGCGGATTTGCGGATTGAGGGGGTGGAGGTAGTCTGAGACGTTGCTGTCGAAGGTGGCGTCGTCAAGGTCGGTATGGTCCAACAGACGAATGTAGTCAGGGTCGCGCAACGTTGCACGTCGCTCCGCTTCATGTCCTGAATAGAGGCCCTGATAGGCAGGGTGTGCCCAGTGTCCGGGTAGCATCGGCATGGTGGCGTTGACGAAATGGTGGCCCATACGTGGGTAGGGCATGGGGGTCATACGCGGCACGCTATAGCGGGCATAGCCTGTCGTGTCAGCGTTCCCGTTCAAGTAGTGCGTGTGCGCCATGTCGGGGCTGTTACCGCTGACCTCCGCGTGGTCACGCAAACGTCGTGCTGCAAAGAAACGGGTGCTACCAGCAGGCACGTAATAGGACGGAGTGACGTTGATGGTGGACGAAGCGGGTGGGTTGTCGAGCAAGAACTGGTCGAAGTCAATGTCACCAACCACTCCTGTGAACGTAGCCCCACTGATGCCTGTGTAGGAAACGACGACGCTGTCTGTTGCGGTGGCGAGACGTAGGAACCTACGTCGCTTACCCGACCCTTCGTCCATGACTTCCTTCGTGGCGAAGTCGGCGTCAAAAATCGCAGTCGTGATTGATGCGGACGCGGTCAAAATCGCAGTGCTGCTCGCATACGAAGACACCGTTAGCGCTTGATTTTGCAGACCTCCGCTGTGCGTGTAGGTCGTTGGGTAGCGGTCGGTGTGACTGTGTCCCATCTTCGTGACGTGGAAAAACAGAGTGCGGTCGTGAAGTTCATACGCGCTGCTCAGAGGTTTGTCGCTCGTCGCTGCATCCCATTTGCTGCTGGTGCTGTCCAATCCTGCCTTGTCGATGTGTTCCCACCCTGCTTCAGACAACACAGGTGCGCCGAACGGCCCAGTCAAACCATCAAACAGTTGACCGAGGCGCTGTGGGTTGCTCATCATACCCCCGTCGCCCATGGTTTCTGTCTGATAGGCTTGCACACGGTCAAAACCACTGCGAACAAGAATGTTGCCGGGAATCGCGTTGGAGTCGGGTAGCCGGATGGTCATGTTTGGCTCAAGCCCAGCACCTGCAACAGATGGGGCGAGGCCACTTGCGAGTCGTTCACCGCTGGAGCGGAAGGCGCGAATGACGACACCCAGCGGTGAACCACCGTTCAACGTATGCGATTGTCCCGTGTCATCGACAACGACCATGTCGTCAAACTGCATTTCTTCGTTGGGGATTTCCAACACATCACGGAGTTCGACAGGTGGGTCAACAGCCAATTGAGGATGGCCGAGTTCATGCGCTCGCATAATTGGCATCATCGCTGAGTTCGTCGTCTCAAACGAGAAGCGCACGTTACCGAGCAATTTCTCACCGGTCGTGTAGGCGTTGCTACCGTCAACGCGACTGACCCATGGCACAGCACCAAGCCCACGCGCGTTCATGGCGGGTAGCGACAGGCTACCTCCGTCCATGCGCTTCCACACGATGTGCTCGATGCTGAAGTTCTTGGCCGGCGAACGCTTGAACATCTCATAACCGTTGACGTCACCCATCCAGTAGGAGTTTTTCTGCGTATTACCGCCCCACAAACCACCCATTGGGTTGTTGCTCCCTGCCTCATAGAAATGGTCCATGATGTTGCGCTGCGCGCCAGCGCTTGCGGAATAGAAAGAGCCGATGCTCTTGTCAATGTCGAGGAACAAGTCACCAGTTGGTTTGCGGCACGGCTCGGCATTTTCGAGTTCAGTGTCTGCTGAAACGGCCGTGTGCAAGAAGAACTCAGCGTTGAACGGTGAGGCCACCAAACCACTGGCTGCTGTAGGGCTGCTTACCGTTGGCAGAGCCGTGTCATCAACGATGAGAGCCTCAATGTTGGGACCTGCGTTTGCTGTTGCGATAAACCGGTCCTGACCGTGAATCCGGTCGTCCCAACGTGTTGTGCCGGCCAACGTGATGCTGCTCGCATCTTTGGAGCGCAACCAGTCACCAACGCACTTGATACCGTCACGGTCGCGCTTGGCCACCAAAGCCAGTTCTGACTCGTGAGCGACGACCAACATGGCTCGGGCATATACGCCTTGAGCGTGCTGTAAGTCCTTGTGCACGTTTTCGTCAAACGTGGTGAGTGGTGGGCTATTGTTACCACTACCGTCAACGAAACTCGCGCTGTAGGATTGGTCGCCGTCGTCGTCAGCGTCATAGTTCGGGCCATTGGGTGTGTCGGCATCGGGGAAGTCGGCAGCACCGTTGCTCCCGTCGTTGGGCAAACCACTTTCGGGACTGTTGGGCATGGGAGCGATGTGAGGCAAGTGACCAAGCACAGACGCGCAACCCATGCTACCTCCGAACGGAGAGAAGCCGAGGGATGGGTGCCATGCACCAAGGCCGGCAGAATACGCGCCGGACACGGCCAACGTGTTCAGGTAAGAATAGCGTTCACCGTGCCAACCCGGTAGCCCAACTGGCCGCGTTCTGTCGATGGCGTCGACCAAGCCGCTGAAGTGCACTTGCGAATAGCCCTCAAGCCGACCCGAGTTGTCCCATCGGTGCACACCTGCTTTGGTCCACACGTAGACCTTGGTTGCACTGCTTACATTGGGAACAACCTCATTGCCTGCAGCAACACCTGTGTCGAGGTAGTCCTTCCACGTCTTAAGCGACTCAAAGGCCTTTGAACCAGCGATGCGATTGCTACCGAGATAGAAGGTGACGTGGTATTGGCTCGAACTCGTGTCAAGTTTGACGATTCGACTGTGATAGGGTGCGAAAGCAGCAGAATCGCTGTTGCTGTCTACCCCGTTGTCAAAGTCGGCACTTGTTCGCAACCAACCGCTTTCAGGAACTTGCTCAGCCAAAATCTGACTGGAAAAGGCCAGCGTCATGAAGTTGTCCTTGATGGCGTTGGTCTTGACGTTCGCAGCCGTGTCTTCTCCACTGAGGAAATAGGCGACAACTCCCGTGACTTCGACCCAACCGTAGCGGTCTTGCCGGTTGCTGGTCCCCATGCTGGGTAGGAACGTCCCACCCATAGCCTTCAGTGCACCAGCACCGGGGAATGAGTTGATGGCAGAGCCGAGCAGGGCAGCCATTTCCTCCCCATTCTGACATTTCGTGGCGTCGACAGCGATGTATTCGAGTTCGACGTCGTCGCTCTCGATGGTGTCGCTGGCAAAAGATGCAGATGAGCCGTAGAGCACCCGGTTGGCCAACGGCGCTGCTACGCGGAATGCGCTTGGGTGTAGTTCGTTACCAGCCACGCCGCTTTTTGCTACGCGGCTGTTGTCGTTGGGGTGTGGTGGATTGAACGTCAGTTGATTGTCCAACCACGAGCCACCGGGATGATAACCGCCGTCCATGTGGAAACACCAATCAGAATTGCTGGCCATACCGAATCCCATAAACACAGCATGCCGAAGTGGATGAGCGGTTCTGTAGTCAGCGAGTGAGGTGCTGTTGAGCACGCCGTTTGACGTGAACATCTCACCATAGAAACGGCCGGACTCAGGACGCTGAAACAATCGCGTGGCATTGGACTTGCCCTGCGCAGGCTCCCAGTTCATCGTTTGTCGCCAGTGTGTTCGGTAGCGGTTGACCTGCGTGGAGTGAAGTTCGGGAAGGAAACCGACGGTTGAATTGGTAATGTGGTTGTGCAGGAATTGCTTACCGCTGGTGTGTGTTGGCACCTTCGACCATGTGTTGCCGACAGTCAAAGCACGACCGGGATGTGGTTCGCTGCTGTTGTCTGGGGTAGCGGTTTGAGCCGTGAATGGGAAGGCTTGACCGGGACCGAAAATCAGGTAGGTGGTTTTGCTATCTGTGGTCCCACTGTGGTCGCTGTATCGAGCAGTGGGGTGTGCGAAACGCAACACCAATGGAATTGGCACTTGGACCTTAACACCGCTTGAATACGGGGCAGGGTAGTCGCTGTGATGCCCCTGCGTGCCGCGTTTCAGGTCAGGCGTTAGCATGTTTTCAGAGTTGAAGAACGGCGGATTGATGTTGCCGCGATGTTGGTTCAAAAGCGGGGTGCCGGGGAAAAACGCCATCATAGCGTTGCAGTCGAGCATTGAGTAGGACGAGAGGAACTCGTTGGCGTGCTGCACACCAGCGACACCGGTTGGTCCAGCCGCGTATGGATGAGTGAAGAACTCGCTGTAGTCGTTCTTGGTGCCGTCGTTGATGTCGAGTGTGACGCCACTGAAACCACCGCCGAAGAACAGTGGCACTGAGTGGTCGATGCTGTCGCGCCCACCACGGAAGAAGAGCATGGGACGAGAGAACACGCTACCCAAGACGCGGCTCCCAGCAGTGCGGAATGCTCGCGCAGTGTCACCAAAGCGCTGCGCTACAGCGTTGCTGGCAGGGTCACTTGCAGGGAAAGTTGAGGTCTTCGTGCCAGTCACCAGTGAAAGATGCGTCTTGCTGTTGGCACCGTTTTGACTTGTCACCAAGACGTCACCATTCTGCACATGCAGGTTGCTCACACTACCAAAAGATGCAATCTTGGTCTTGCTGCTGATGCTTGTGCCTTCTTCACCGGCAGGTTGAGCAAAGTGCCACACCTGATTCGTGGTCAGTTGAATTGGGTCGCTGGTCACTTCGGCAGCCAATAGAAGGACCGATGGGTTGTCGACGCGCGGTAGAACATGGTCCCCCGCGTTTGCAGTGAAAGTGTAGCCGATAAGTCGACGGTGCCATTCGTCAGGGTCTACCGGGTTGTTGCGAGAGTCAACGAGAACTGGTGAGGCTGTATTGCTGTTGCTACCCTTGCTCTTGGTGAAGACTTGCAGAACGGTGAATGGCAAATACCCACACTCTGCCCTCAAACCGTTGTCAATGCTGGCGTCAGTCGCAGCGCGTGAAGTGCTGGGGAGGCTAATGCCACCATTGTCAACTTCGATTTCCTCAATGTCGCCAAACTCAACGTGAGCAGACTGAATGGCAAAGTCTCGATGCAGAGACGCAGAGAAGAAGTCCGAAAGGGGTCGGATGCCGCCACCAGCGGTGTTGAACGCACGAATGCGAATAGCGTCCTCCGCCACACCCCA